CACCCGGCCCGGCAAAGTAGGGTAGAATGCCCACCCCGCCGAAAGGCTGGGGCAGTGCAATGGGCCGTTAGCTCAGTCGGTAGAGCAGAAGACTTTTAATCTTTTGGTCGATGGTTCGAATCCATCACGGCCCACCAATTGTGACAACAACTTAGGCGCCTTCAGGGCGCCTTTTTTGTGGGTCCGGAAAAATTGGCGGAAAAATTAGGGCGTCCCGCGCTCGACTACGGCCCGCTGACAGCTGCATCAGTGTTGGGGTAGTAGTGGGCGATGCAAGAATCATGCCGAACATGACTGTCCATTCAGCTTGTTAAAATTGCGTTGTGTTAGCCTGTGCCTTCTCGGAATTTGTGTGATGCACATCACACAATCAAATTCACGAAGGCATCTTCCATGTAGGTCTAGCTTCTGCTGCGTTGATTGCCCTTCACCAACTGAGGCAGCACGCATGTCATCTCGACCCAACTCTCGTTCGGCACTCTTCTTCGCGTTTGCAATCGCGCTCGCCGCTCCCGCCTACGGTGGAAATGCACTCAATGGCGCCACAGTAGACGTAACTTCAGCAGGGCCGCTAGAGGATTGGCTTGTTGCATACGATTCCACCCTGAACGTACGTCCTGGGGCCCGAACGGGCGCGGTTCGGATCCAAACAAACTCCGTCGCCAATTTCGATCACGCAAGCGTGACTGCAAATGCTTCAGCAAATTTTTCGCTCGGCGCCGTGTTGGCCTCGGATTCCTCTGGAGTTCGTCTTTTTTCGAGCAGCATTGTTCACAGTGGGCAGCGGGGTATTACTCTCACACGAAACGCGCCAGACAACGTCTCTCCAGACCCCAGTTATGCAGAACTCTTTGATAGCTCCGTGGTTGCGAAAAACACTGCTATCGAGGCGGGTGCTGGCAGCCGCGTTTTGCTGTCAAATTCATCCCTGGATACTAGTGGCCCCGATGGTTTCTCAACAGCTCTGCGGGCGATCAACTCGAATGGGATCATCGTTTCGAACGGTTCGTCGATTGAGGGGGGGACGGGTATCTACCTCACCACAAATAGTTCCCCAGCGCTGCGCGGGGACGAGGCGATCGTCATCAATGCCTCAAAAGTAGTCGGGAGGACAGGTTCCGCCATAGTTGCAACGTCGGGAAGCGGAGGGGCGGTGGGTGAAAATTTGACTGCCAATATTTTTGTTGAGAACGGCTCCCAGTTGATTGGCGCAAATGGTGTTCTGCTAGGAGTTTCAACGAGTATTCCCCTTGGCTCAAACCCATCGCCGTTTACGGCAAATTTCACAGTCACCAACAGCTCGCTTCAAGGCGATGTCAACGTATTTCGCAATGGTTTCACCATAGGAAATGTGACGCTAGCAAGTGGGGGTAGCATCACTGGCGCGTTCTCCAACGTAGGAAACGCAAAGGTGATGGACGGAGGGCATTGGCAGCTTACCGCCGCGAGCGATGTTGCCAATCTGGACCTCCAGGCGGGTGGCACCGTAACCATGGGTGACGGTTCGCAATTCAATAGCCTTACTGCAGGCTCGTTCGTTGGAAGCGGTGGCACACTCGCGTTCAACACTGTGCTGGCCGGAGATACATCGGCCACGGATCACCTACGTGTGCTGGGAGACTCCAGTGGCCAGGCGTACGTAAAGGTTGCGAATGTAGGGGGAGCAGGAGCCAAGACGACCAACGGAATTGAGCTGATTCAGGTTGGGGGGCAATCGGGAGCTGTATTTCAGCTGGCTGGGCGTGCGGTTGGTGGCCCGTACGATTATTTCCTCACTAAAAATGACTCCAACGGGAACTGGTATCTCCGATCACAGGTGCCGACTCCGCCAGACCCCTGCGTGGTAGATCCCAGCCTTCCGCAATGCAATCCCGACCCGAATCCGAACCCGAACCCGAACCCGAACCCGAACCCGAACCCGAATCCCAATCCCAATCCCAACCCGAACCCGAACCCGAACCCGAACCCGAACCCGAATCCGAATCCGAATCCGAATCCGAATCCGAATCCGAATCCGAATCCAGAACTGGAGCCGGAGCCGGAGCCGCTGCTCCGTCCCGAGCCGGGCGCGTACTTGGCCAACCTGCAGGCGGCGCAGACAATGTTCCGCCTGGGCTACCATGATCGCAATGCAGGCCAGAATGGTGGGCGGGCTTGGGCGCGTGTCGACGGCTCGCGCAACGGCTTCGACGCGATCAGCCGTCAGCTCGACATCCGTGGCAACAGCCAAAGCCTGAGTGTGGGTGCCGATGTGTGGCGTGATGATTCGGGTAGCAGCGTGGGTTTGATGCTGTCCAGCGGAAATGCGACCAGCACCTCTGTCAATGAACTGACTGGCTACTACGCCCGTGGCAAGGTGAAAGGTGAGGCGCTGGGTGTGTATGGCACGTGGCGTCGCACAGGTATGAGTGATCCGTACGCGGGGTTCTACTTGGACGGTTCTGTGCAGCGTGCCCAGTTCCGCAATCGTGTGGACGGCGTCGGTTTGGCTCAGGAGCGCTACGACAGTCGCGCCTGGCAAGGGGCCGTGGAGGCCGGCTATGCCTTCCGCGCCGGCGGTCCCAGCAATGGTGGGGTGTATCTGGAGCCGCAGCTGCAGATTGGCTACAACCGCTGGGACAGCGGCAGCCATACCGAAGCCAACGGTACAGTGGTGACTACCGAGGATGCTGACGGTCTCTTCGGCCGAGTCGGTGTGCGTCTATCCAGTGTGACGCGCTGGGGCAACGGCGCCGCCGAGGTGCAGCCGTACGTCACGGCCCAATGGCTGCACACCCGCGCCGAATCGCAGATCCGTATGGACGGTGAAGCCGTGGATGCGCGCATCCCACGTAGCCGTGGTGAGTTCGGCGCGGGTGCTTCGTTGAAATTCGCCAACGGACTGGGCGCGTGGGGCGGTCTATTGCTGCAGAAGGCAAGCGGATTCCATCAGACGAGCGCTCAGGTTGGTATGAGCTACAGTTGGTGACCTGCATCAAGCACTCCAGAGTGCTTTTGCGCAGGGATTCTTGATCTACTTCGTAGGTCGATAGGCAAGCACGGCTGCAACTATGCAGCCGTGCTTGGACAAGGAGATTTCATGGAATGGGCACCGGTTAGTTTTGGGTGGGAAGCCGCTCCCAATCTGTGTGCACAGCCTGCAAGTGTGGTCTGCACGGATGATTGGAAATGGGTGATCCCTGTGTTGGCCTTGATCTTGGGTTTTGCGCTGAGATGGGTGCAGGAGAACCTCTCTGAAGGAAAGATGCAGCAATCCCAGAGGCTCCTGCGGCAGGAGTTGCGGCTAGATCACGCGAGGATGCAACGAAGTGATGCGGAAAGAGCCAATCTGCTTGCTCTTCAGCAAGCTGTAGCAAAGTACTATCTCAGCGCGTCCGAGGTGCATGGCGCAATGTTGGATGCCCTTAGAATCAATGGAGTTTGGGCCCGCGTTCGTATGGATCACGCAATGAATGGCGCCATTCAATCAAGCAAGGCTGAAATGACTGTGCTGCAGTATCGAATTCACGCAGCCAAGGTTTGCATCCGGCTGGATGATCTGATCGATGAGGTGACAGCGGCATTGAGGGCCGAATCTCTTGAAGTCGCTGAGGAGAATTGGAAGCGAGCCGACATCTCATTTGCCAATGCCCAGCGCCTCATCGGGTCCGAAATCCGGCGGCTTGAAGATGATGCTGGCCAGCAGGCTGAACTGGATGGTGAGAAGAAGTAGGTTGCTCGCATGCAAGGCTGATTGTCCGGCATCCGCGCAGTCTGGTCTGCAGAGAACAGACAGGTCAGCGCACCGACGGTTGGCCCTCTAGCTCCTGGCTCCCGCGACTGGCCCAGGCACCCCACATTTCGACGGATTATGGGTCAAATTCACCTCTGCCTACGAAATGCATCAACAACGAAGGCGCCCTAGCGGCGCCTTCTTCGTTTCGTAGGGAGGTTCTTCGGAAAAATCAAGTGGTTCCACAGTCAAGCGCGTTCCTCCTGCCGGGCGGTTGGACCACGGGCAGTTCATGGTCATATCGCTGCCGCATTTGTTCCGAAACGTGGCCGCCCGCAGCCTTGTTGTCACCATCTGTGATGCCCCGGTGCTTCAAGCCGTGCAGTGCGAAGCGCTCGGCCTTGGAAATCACCCCTACGCGAACCGCCTCGGTGATGAAGCGCTGCCATGCACTGTCGAGCGCAGACTTGGTGATCGGCTCGCCGCTGCGCTCCACCAGCAAGAACCTGTCGTTGGCGCGCAGGGGAACAGGGCGCACTCGGCCCTTTCGGTTCCAGATGCGGTGGCGCCGCGCCAGCAGCTGCTCCCATGCTTCGATCATCGCTGCGTCCCACTCCGTCACATTGTCCCGGGACCCTTTGCGGCGATTGCTATGCACCCCCTCGGCCTGGCGGTGCGCGTCGGTCAGCGTGCAGACCTCGATGCCGCGCAGGCGGACGCTGTAGGCTAGGATCATCACCGGGGCCAGGTAGTCGGGAAAGCTGCCCTTGGCGTTGGAAGGGAGCGCGCCGCGTTCCCGTGCGAAAGCCAGCACTGCGCGAAACGCTTCCTGTGACGGCATGCGTGCGTCGCCGCGTTCTTTCGCCTGGCGCACGCCTTTGGCCGGGTTGGTCTTGCAGTAGCCCATGCGTACACCCCACGACAAGGTCAGCCGCAGGAAGCGGTGCAGATGATTGGCCTTGCTGGGGTACGCAGGGAGGGCGGGCTGGGTGCGATTCGCCGGGCGGCCTGCAGCAAAAGTCTCCACCAGCCGCTGCACGACCGGCGTTGTGATGCGGTCGACCTGGATAGATCCCAGCGACGTTCCATCCTTGCGGACGTAGGTGGCCAACACCTCCGCGTAGCCCTCGTAGTTCCTGCGGGTGCCGGCGGCGAGTCGTTTGAAATCGCTGGATTCGTGGTAGCGGTCGAAGAGAAAGCGTAGCGTGCCGCGCCCTGCACCGGTGCGCATCTCTTCCGCGATGGCGTGCAGATCCGACAGGCGGGCGCTGGCGTGGGCGACCGTACGCTTTACGCGCCGGCCGCCCTCCGCGTGGTCTTCGTAGATGAACCAGCGGCCGTCGTGCCAGTAGATCCCTTTCGGCAATGCTCCCTGCTCGATGTGCCCCGGTATGGCCGGATTGAACTTCCTTTTTCTGCCGCGTGTCATCAGATGTTGTCCTCTTCCCGTACTTCGTGCTGGAGCGGTTCGACCAGCCCCAGCGCGGCGTTCAGCGCGTCGAGGGTGGTCCAGATCCCGCCGTGGCGGTCGTACTTGTACCGGATACCCTGCCGTTCTGCCCAGCGCCGCACGGTCGCCGCACGGGGTGGGGGGCCGTGCGGGGTGCACAGCTCCTGCAGGATGTTGAATTGCACAATGCGGCTGCTCAAAGCTCGGACGCCTCCATCCACTCGCGCCGACGTAGCCACTGCCGGCGCATTTCTTCCCGTAAGGCTTCGGCGGCAGCGGCGCCACGTTTACCCGCAATGCGGGCAATCAGTTCGTCCACCCATCTGCCGCTGTTGTAGCCCTGCCTGATCCAGTGGCGGGCCTCACAGGCCCGCCGATGCTGCTCTGTGGCGTCATCCACTACCCGGTGCTTCTATCACCCAGGCCCAGCCCCAGCTGGATCACGTTGTTGGCTGTGGGCGCTACCGGTGTTGCGCGCCCGTACAGGCGGGTCCACTCCTGCAACGCCAGGTGCGTGCTGGGGTGCTTGTGGGTGCGGCCGCATTGGCATTCGATGAAATGGCCGCCGCCGGCATCGGCCCTGCGCCGGTCTTCCATCAGTCGAGCCGTATGCCCAGCCCTGCAGCTGGGCATCGGCCACGGCGCCGCTATCTGCCGTTGGGTTGTGTGGTACTTCATGCGGTGACCACCTCGCCAGCATCGAAGTCGTGGGCGGCCAGTGCCGCCAAAGCGGCGTCGACCTGCTGGCTAGCAGCGGCCAGGTCCGTTGCATAGACACTGTGCGGCGAGTGCACCACGGAGCGATGACGCTTCACCGCAGCGATCACCGCAGCCGTCAGAACCTCCCGGCCAGAAAGCGGCTGGACTGCAGGCGAGGTGCGCGCGGTCAGCACGGCCGCCAGTGCCTGCTGGGCCTGATGCAGCCCGACCACGCGCTCGTAGGGTGGTAGCTCCGCTGCATACTCAGCCTGCTCGGTCAGGTGCTTCACCCAGTGGCGCGCGTTGGCCGGTGTCGTCTCGCACCGTGCGCATCGGCAGGGCTTGCTCTCAAACATTGGCCACCTCCTGCGCTGCCGCAGCGATAGCCGCGGATGCGGCGGTACTGGCAGGCCGAGGCAGCATGTTGGAGATGGCGAGGGGCACGCCGGCACGGTCGAGGAAGTCGGCGAGGTCGTGGCCGATGGCGTCCTTCTCCATCTCCCAAAGTACCGGCCCTGCAGTCAGCAGGAAGCTGCTGCGGGTCCGGCGCTTCCAGCGCTGCTCGATGCAGCGCGTCGGCCCCATGGCGAGAATCGCGGTCACGACGATCTCATCGGGGCTGATGGTGAACTGCAGCACAGCCTTGCTGTCGGGTGCCGTGGTGGGTTCCGGCTGCGTGGTAGCCTGCGCGGCGGGTCCGGTGTCGGCCCCCTGCGAACATGCGGCGGCTGGTGGTGACTCAGTTTGCTGATACATGGCTCTTCTCCGAGCGTCGTGGTGGGAAGGCCCAGCGGTGGCGTTGGCGCGCCACCGGCCGGGCCCGTTCTTACAGGGTGTCCGCCAGGTCTACGGCTGGCAGTTGGTCGGCCCGGTGGGCATTGCCCAACACGTGGCGCAGGTCCTCCGCCACGTACGCCGCGACTGCGGCGATGTGGTCGAGAGTGATGGGGGAAGGCTGATCGGTATCGAGCAGCGCGAGCAGGTCAATGGCCTGCTGGGCCTGCCAGAGACGGTCGATGTCGTTTTCGTGCACCACGAAGTGGATGCTGTTCACCACATCCGCCGCTGTGCGGGTGCCGTTGCGGGTGTGTGCGCTCATGACAGCGCCCTCGGGCCGGTGTCCTGGCAATCTGCCCACCGGGCCTTTACCTGGTCGACGGCGTTCTGGATCTCGCCAAGCGTCAACTCTGCCGGCGTCTTCCCCGCGCCGAGCAGGCGCGCAAAGAGACCCTGCCAGCAGGCGTGGTTCCATTCGGTGGTGTCGGCGATCTGGCCGAAAAAGTGTGCGAGCTGGCGCGCAGCATGAGCAGGCGCAACTTGGGTGTCGTGCGACATCGGGGACGTCTCCTACGTTCGAGATTGATCCTCGGGGAGACGTTTCTACGCGTCGCACCGAGGGTGTCGGGAGGTTAGAAACCGGAACGTAGACCGGCCGACAGCTTTCCCCTTGCGGGTGTTGTATCGCTGCCGCCTCCCGACGCAAGAAGACGTCGATGCGCTTGAATTTCAGGCGCAAAAAAACCGCAATGCTGACGGGTGCGGTTTCCGCTACGTTCTCGGAGTTTCTAAGCTCCTTGCAGCGGACTTTGCCCTCGTTTTTTGTGCAAGTCAAGACAGAACGGGTCACGTGCTGGGCACCCGGCACTTGATCGGCCCGGCTTGATACGGGCTGACGATGGGTCCCGTGCACGGTGGGGCGCCGCCGGGGTTGCGTTATCGAATTAATGTGCATACAATAAATGCCATGGAAATCACCTTCGACGCCGCCAAGAACGCCCGCAACGTTGAAGAGCGCGGCCTGTCCTTCGAGCTGGTGCGTGGGTTTGATTTCCAGACCGCCTTGTTCGTCGTTGATGACCGAAAGGACTACGGCGAGGTGCGTTACCGGGGACTGGGGTTGGTAGGCGAGCGGGTACATGCGCTGGTCTTCACCGAAACCGCCGGGGGCATCCGGGTCATCAGCTTCCGCAAGGCCAACAAACGAGAGGTCAAAAGCTATGAACAAGCACAAGAACAGCGAGACGCCTGACAAGGACAACCCGGAATGGACCGCAGGCGATGTGGCCCGAGCGGTTGCGTTCACTGGGTTGCCGGCGGGGCTGCAGGGCAAGCTCCGTGGCCGGCCCAAGGCAGCGGAAACGAAGGAACGCATCACCATCCGCCTATCGCCGGATGTGCTCGATGCGTTTCGCGAAACCGGTGCCGGCTGGCAGACCAAGATCGACTCGGTGCTGAAGGATTGGGTGGTGGCGCGCCAGGGCAAGCGGCCGACGACGGTCGCCAAGCGTGCAACCGTTGCCAAGCGTGCGGCGGTCGCCAAGCGTCCCATGGCGGCCAAGAGGTGATGCCCGGCGCAAAGCTGGGCGCACCCTTGCTGCAGGACTTCGATGTTGTAGATCACCTGCGAAACGAGCAGGAGATCGCGATGTACATGGCCGCTTGCCATGAAGAGGCTGGCGACGATGTTGCCTTCGTTGCCTCTGCGATGGCAGCCTGCGAAAGAGCTAGGGCACGCTGGAACTCGCGCAGTTCTTAGCGTGTTCATGCCTTGAACACCCAGCATTTGACCGTGGCGGCGGCACCCATGGTGCCCTGACGGATAGCGCTGTTCACGGCGACGTTCGTGTCCAGGCATTTGTGCCGGCGCGAGTCACGCAGCAGCGTGCGCAGCACCTTGAGGTCTGCCAGCTGCTGCGAATGGTGCGCTGCCTTGGCGGCGAACTCGTTGAGGTTGATGGCGATCCGCGATGCATCGCGCGAGTGGTTCACCGCCGGCAGGCCGCCGTTGGTGGTTTCCAGATACTCGTAGACCTCCCAGAACTCAGTGACCAGGGCGTTATCGGCGCTGACCGCGCTCTGGCGCTCCAGTGCGGCCGCAACAAGCGCTTCGCGCGTGGCGACCACCATATCCTCGGGGATCTCCATGACCAGGCGCAGGGCGTCGAACAGCGCCAGCATCTGCGCATGGTTCTTGATGACGCGCTCCATGCGCAGCTCCCCGCGCTCGCGCAGCTTGCCCTCGTAGAAGCGGACGCGCTCGCCGAACTTCTCCATGACCTGGCTTTCGGCGCGGACGGCGCGGATCAGGAAATGGCTCAGTTCCTCCACCTGCAGGGCGTTGAGGTTGTCGGCCGCGATGCGGCTTTCAGTGGTGACCTGCGGCTTGCGGAAGTGCAGCTTGACGATACGCGTCAGGATGGCCTCGCTGGCGTCCACGGCGGCGTTCTGGCTGATGACGATGGTGCCCCGGAATGGTGGCTCGTAGGTGTCGTTGCCGCCATTGCGCACGCCGCGCGTGGCGAGCGTGCCGCCGCCGTAGTAGTCCTTCAATTCATCCCATTCAAACGACTTGGCGTGCGAGCGATCGGCATCGCTGCGGTCGGCCTCCAGCAGCACCACCGGCATGCCGGAAATCTGGCCCATGGCGCGGGCGCGGCCGGCCTTGGATGACTTCGCCGGGTCGAACCCTTCGTAATCGCTGCGGCCGAGCAGCTTCCACAGGAAGGTCAGCAGCGTGGTCTTGCCGGCGCCGGCCTCGCCCGTCGCTTCCAAGAAGGGGAACGACTTGTGCGCGCTGCGGATCTGGTTGGCGTACAGCGAGCCGAACCAGAACGTGAGCGCGATCATGCCGTGGGTGCCGAAGCACATCCACAGCCACGCCAGCCAGTCGTTGCGCTGCTTTTCGGGGTCGCGCTGAATGTCCAGTCGGATCGACTTTTGCGTGGATTTCACACGCAGGTTCTTGAACTCGAAGTAGTCCTCGGCATTGGCGATGCTCAGTTCGCCGTCGCGCACCGCCACGTCGCCGAGGATGTAGGACTTGTGATCCTCGCTGTAGCCCACGAAGTCGATGGTCTGGACCTTGGTGATGTCATACAGCACGTCCCGGATGATGCAGTCCAGTTGGTGGCCGGTGCCGGTGAACACGGCGCCCTGCGCCATGCTGATGAGACGCTTCTTGAACTCGCTGGCGCTGGCGACCTGCGCACCGGTAAAGGTGCCCTTTACGGGCGGCGCATCGTGCGGGAAGCTGACGCGGAAGAAGTACCAGCTTTCGTCGGTCACCTCATGGCTCTGGAAGTAGAGCGCCTCTGGATAGCAGTTGGCGATTTCTTCCACGCTGCAGCAGGCGCGGCGGATCTTCTCGGCCTCGTCGGCGTCCAGTTCCTCGTCCGGGTCTTCCTTACGTTTGGCGCGCTCCTGGCACAGCTTGTCGAACTTCACGCTATCGAAGCTGAACCAGAACAGGCGCGAGCGGTGTTCAAGGTGGAACTCGCGGCGTTGCGTGTGGGCATACATCAGCAGGCCCTTCTCGATGGCGGACTTCGCCAGCAGTACGTCGCCGTGATAGCGCGCCTCCGCGATGTCGGCATCCCACTGAGCCTGGCGTGCATCGGCGTCGTTGATGGTCGACGCGCGCAGATGCAGGTCGTTCCAGTCGGTCTTCTTGCCCGGTTTCTGCGGGATCAGTGCTGCACGGCTCTTGAAGCCCAGCGACTCGGCCCGGCGTGCATGCTTGCGCACGTAATCACGTGCGGTTGGCTCGTTGTCGTATGCCCATACCAGCACCGGCAGCTTGCCGCCACGCTGGTCGCGCAGGGCGCGCAGCGATTCCTCGGGGTAGCCGTTGCTGGACATACCGGATGCAGCCGCAATGCCATGCTGCAGGAGCGAAATAGCGTCGAAGATGCCCTCGGTGATCCAGACCTCACGCGCGGTCGGTAGCATGTCGGCCGCAGCGGGGGCGAGCCACCAGGCACCCGCATAGCTCTGGCCCGGCATGAAGCGCGCTTTTTGCTTGCCGAAGCGGTGAGCGCGGTCGATCAGGCGCTCCCAATAGCCGCCCTTCGTCAGCGGGAACCGTACCGTCGCGGTGCCTTCCCTGGACTTGCGGTCGAAGTAGCTCTCCTGCGTGTAGAGGCCACGGAGCGCGGTCAGATCGAAGCCGCGCGAGTACCGCAGGTAGGCGTCCGCCGCAGCATGCGGCGCCGTCTCCGTGCGTTCGTGGCGCTTTGACCAGTCATCAAACAGATCGTCGTAGACATCCTTGACGCTGACCTCATGCCCGCACTTGGCCTGACGCCCACAGCGCAGCACCCACGGATTCTGGAAGCTGGTGTAAAGCTCCTTCTGACCACAGGCGGGGCACTTGCCGCCGCGCATGTATTCCGTGCTGGGACGGTGCTTGAGGCCGTAGTCCCGCTCGATGCGCTGCAGAACTTGCTGGCGGATGTCTTCTTGCATGATCGGTTCAGGCCTTCGCGCTGCGGCGCTTGCTGCTTTTCTGCGGGCGGTAGGTGGGTTCGGTGATGACTTCGACCTTGCCGCCTGCCTTGCGGAACGCGGCTACCCGCGCGGCCAACATGGCGGCGTCCTCTGCCTTCTTGGCAGGATCGGTAGGCACGTATCCGGCAGGGCCGGGGACGAGGAAGGGCACCTGTGCGGTCGACCATGCGTCGCGCTGGCTCATGGGGTGGCCTCGCCTTGGTCGGTCTCGGTGTCGATCAGGCCCACCCCCTCCGGCGGGTTCTTGATTTCGACCACGCCGCAGTCGTTCAACTCGATCCCGCGATCAGTCGCTTCCAGCAGGCGGTCATTGCGGGGGGCGCAACGCACTAGGCCCAGGGCCATCAACTGCCACACTGGCTTGGCGGTGAAGGCGTCGCCGGCCTCGGCCTGCAGGCCGGTATAGCCGCGAGCACCAACCACCAAGCCGCCATAGCGGATGGTGGATTGCAGGCAAAGCTTCGCCATTGGCGAGAGCATCGCCAGTTCAAGAACAGCCATGGTTGGTTTCCTTAGTGGTCGGCCGGGAGTGGCAGTGCGTCCAGCAGATCGGGCTGGCTGCCGCACAGCTGCAGGCGATGTGCGCGCTGCGCGATCTCGCGCGCGTATGCGGGGCTAGGGGGAAGGTCCGTAGGCAGTGCGTGGGGCAGGCCGCTGGGACTGGCTACGCCGGTCAACTCCGTGTGCCCTGTGAAGGCAGCAGAACAGACTGGATTCGTGCAATTGAACGAGTCATGGCGCAGATGGTCATGGCTCAGGTGGCTAGTGCGCTTGACCAGGGGGGAGTGGCAGAAATCGCAGCGAAAGACCACTTTCTTGCGTGCACCGTGCGACGACATGACCGGCCCTCAGTTCGACGCGGGATCGATGGAGCCGGCCTTGATGCCCAGCACTACAGCGGCCTTGTGCGCTTCGCCGCGGCGACCCTTGTTGCGACCGGACAGCACCAGCCACGTGGCGCGCTGGTCGAGGTTGTGGGTGCGGGCGAACTCGGCGATAGAGATGCCCTTCCGGTCAAGTTCCTCTCGCACCTGTGGTGCGGTTTTTAGGACAGGTTTGGACATATCGGGCACCAAAGTGTGATTATTGTGTACTTGGGGCAACGATAGTGCGAAAAAGCGCACCAGTCAACATGGAGAGTTCGAAAAATGTCACTTACTGAAGATCCCAAGCTCGGCGTAGGCGCACGGCTGCGCGCGGAGCGCGAGCGGCTGGACCTGAGCCAAGAGGAAATGGGCTCGCGCGCCGGCAAGAACAAAAACACGCAGATGCGTTACGAGACGGGCGTGAACTCGCCCACCGCCGCCTATCTGCATGACCTGGCCGCGCTCGGTGTGGATATTGGGTATGTGCTGACCGGCTTCCCGACAGAACTGGACGACGAGGACGGCGAGATGCTGGCCCGCTTCCGGTCGGCGTCGCCTGAAATGCGCTTTGCGGTGCGGTTGATGCTGACGGCACCGAAGGAGGCCGCTGCGAAGCACGCCGAAGCTGGCGCGGCGCCGATGGTGGGCGGCAACAATTCCGGCCAGGTCAATGCGGGCACGGTGACTCAGGGCGATGTCAGCTTCCAGATCGGTTCGCGCAACAAGGGCGGTCGGAAACGCTAGAGCTGAATATTGGACAGCTGATACTCGCTGTTGGCCAAAATATCGACCGTGGCAAGGGCGCCTGTAGAGGTAAACGCGACAGGCGCCTACGCCGTTGCCCAACGTTCAAGTTCAAGGGACGTGGCAAAGCTGGGTCCACCATCAATGGCGTGCATCGCCTTCGCCAACAGTTGGGCCGAGCCGCCGATTGGGGACTTGATGCCCGCGACATTCACCGCCTGACCGGGACAAAGATCGGCACGGTCTAGTGCCGACTTGAACCATGACGTCGCGGTACCCGTTTCCGGCCGCCGCACGTGGACCGTCTCATGCTGCCGTTATTGAGCATCGGCTGAGGGCGAGTATTCGCCGCCACGCTCCAGCTCCAAGGCAGTGATGAACCCCCCACTGCCGTCGATTGTATGGGTGGCCTTGGCCACCAACCAGTCGGTGCCATCGATCTCCGGCTTGAAGCCGCTGACAGTTACGGTCTGCTCCGGGTAGATATCGGCGCGGCCCACCGCCAGCCGATAGCTCAGCTGCGCGGTGCCACGGTCCAGCCGTTTGAACTCGGCATCAGCGTGCTGCCGCGCTTCTTCCGCCGTGGCGTAGGTGGCCTGCAGCTTCTTCTCGTTCTCGGACGTGCCGACCAGCACGCCCGTGCGACGTGCTGCCTTGCGGTCGCCCCAGTACGCGCGCACGCCGGTGAACTTCTCGCGGTCGGCAACACTGTAGCGGTGCTGGTCGCCAGAGGCGCGAGTGATCTGCACGCCCGGCAGCGGCTGGCCACTGGCCGTGGTGCCAGCACCGATGGGCGCGAATATCAGCGTCCCGGCCTTCACCGTGGCCATGGCGTCGAATCGCTTGCCAAGCCGCGTCAGTAGGTTGATATCGCTCTCGTTGGCTTGATCGAGGTGTGAAATCTGCACGCTGGCCAGATCCGCAGCGATGGACGAACGCAGCGAATGCTCGCCTGCGATGGTGGCGAGAATGTCGCCCAGGGTGGTGTCGTGCCAGCTGCGTTCGCGACGGCGACGCACAGCCCCGGTCAGGTCAGCCGAGCGCGCACGAATCGTGATGATGTCCGGCGAGCCGCTGTGTTCTACGTCGTCCACCTTGAAGGTGCCCTTGTCGAACAGACCGCTACCCTCATAGCCGATGGCCACCTGCAGGGTGACGCCACGGCGCGGCAGCGCAAGCATGCCGTCGTGGTCATGCACGCGCAGATCCACTTGGTCGGCTTCATCGCCACGGCTCTCAGTCAGTGACAGATCCAGCAGGCGCGGCGCGAGCCGGTCGGTCAGATCCTTGCCATCGAGCACTACCCGCCATGCGGGAATCGGATATGGCGTCGCCCTCATGCGATGGCCTCGCTTGCGCCGTCGTCGTCCCGTTCCAGCTGCATCTGGAAGTCGATCAGGCGCGGCGTGCCATCGTTGAACAGCTCGCGCCGTGTCTCGCTGAGGCTGGTCAGCAGGTACGCGCCGTAGACGCGCCCCGTGCCCTCCACCAGCGCCTGCGGTTTGCCCTGGTCGCCGAGCTCGCGCAGTTTGTCCAGCACCTGCAGGTCGGCCACAAGCTCGCCGGCAATGGTGCCCTGCAGGCTGATGGTGTCATCGCCTGGCCCGACGTACTGCCGGGCCGCGCGGGCGCCCACGCGCTCGCTGCTGGCGTGGCGCCAAGTCATCTGGCGCTGTAGTTCGCCGTAGGCGGCGGTGGAGAGGGAAAACACGAATGTGCCCCAGGTCATCTGCATAGTGGTGGTCCTCAGTCGCTGAGCCGGGCACCGCGTCGGGTGGCCTTGTCGCGCTCGATCTGTTCAATGGCCTGCCGCACCAGATCCGCGATCTCGCGGGAGTCGGCGCCGGACGGCGGTTGGATTTTGATGGTGTAGCTGGAAGCGCCTGTGCCGCCCGCTGCGGCCTGCGCAGCCGCCGGAGCGACCACCGGAGCAGCTGCGGCCATGACGGGCAACGCAGCGGCCCCCAGCGCCAGCCCGGCCGATGCCTGCCGCAGTTTGTCCCTGCTGCTGGTGGCACGCGCGGCGGCGGCGGTGTCGCCACCGCGCGCAATGCGACGCTCGCGCAGCGCATCAAGCCGGGAGGGTGCGGTGTCGCTATCGGTGGCCTGCATGCGCTGCGTCATGCCAGCGCCGATCTGCGTCACGCGCTCGCCCCCAACTGCTGCAGCACGCAGGCGGTCACGGCTGGCGGTGGCACGTGCGGTGTCAGCATCAGGGCCATTCCGGTCGATGCGTCCTTGCCGCAGTTCATCAAGGCGGCTGGCTGGCGCATCGGTGCCGCCAATGCCCGCTTGCTGCATGCGCTCGCCCATGCCGGCGCCGGCCTGCGTAATGCGGTCGCCAACGCTGGTCACCTGCTGCAGCGGCTCGCCCTGGCTGCGGTCCAAACCGCCTGCCAAGCCCTGCATGGTGAAGTCGCCAAACTGCGCGAAGACACGCGACGGGCTATGGATGCCGAGCATGCTCTTGAACTTGACCGTCACCCCCTCGGCGATACCGGCGATGGCATCGAACGCCGCGCCACCCATCGACTTCACGCCGTTGATGAGGCCCG